TTGATTTGCCATTTAATTAAGAACTCCACCTCTTTTCTTCTCAATAAAAAATTGTACAAAAATAACACCTGACTATTGCCAAGCGTTTTTCAATCTCTATTTTTCTTACTGCTATGCGCTTAAATATTTTTTATGATGATACTGAACAGCTTCCTGATCCACCGTGCAATACCTCATTGTTGTTTCCGGCTTGGAATGTCCCGCTAAAATCATTGCTTCTTGAAGTGGCATTCCACGATTCAACGCATTGGTCAATGCTGTCCGCCGAAATCTATGAGGATGAGCCTTCTCCACATTGGCTCTTTTTCCAATTCTTCTTATAATATCCTCGATCCCAGACTTTGACAGACGTTCATGACCACCCTTTAACGATACGAACAGCGCCGGATCTGTATCTGTCCGTCCTTGTAAATATTCTTTCAAGTATAGGTTCGTCTTTTCATTGATGTACACTCTCCTTTCTTTCCCGCCTTTTCCATATACAACCAGATCTCTGCTGGCAAACTGAACGTCTTCACGATTGATTCTTGATAATTCCGATACCCTGACCGCTGTAGAATACAAGAATTCCACCATAGCCTTGTCTCTAATCGTATCGCATTCTCTCAACAATTTTTCTCGTTCTTCATCCGAAAAAGGCTTCTTAATTATTGTCTCAACTTTAATCTCTTCCACCATAATCATTGGATTTAATCGGATTCTGTTCCGATCCCGTAGCCAACCGAAGAAGCTGCTGTATACCGCCCTCACATTTTTCAATGTCTGGTTTGACACTTTTCTAATTGCTTTATAGGCTCTCATATACTGTGAGATATCTCCGGCAGTAATCTGTGCTACTTCTTTATCAATATAAGATAACAGCCGTTGCAGTTCGTATTGATACCGCTTTACTGTCTCAGGTGACTTACCGCCCAGTGACTTACTCATCAGAAAGTCTTGCAGATCTGTCATCCATTCATTACTGACAGCCTTTACCGATGTTTCCTCCACAATTTTACAGCCTGCCAAAACAATCATAAGAACATTTTGTAGCTCTTTCTGCTGTTTTTCCTGTAGAACTCCCTGCATTCTCCTTAAGATCTCCATAATTTTCTTTTCCATTCTTCCTGCTCCTTTTTGCTTTCAGTATAACAAAAGGAACTGCGTTAAATGGCAAATTAGAAGAAAAGGTGTATAGCATATCGCAAGGAGGATCGCTTGCTATAAGAAACCAGCGTATCACAAAAAAGAATAATCGAGTTTCTATTATGGCTGGATTATATACAACTGGCATGGGAAATGCCAATACCCAATATAACGGTGGATCAATTCCGGCTGAAATAGCACCGCCTACAGGTGAAGCATTTCCTGCAATTGTAACGAAAGATAATTGGACACTTATAGGCATCGGATGTGTAATCATAGAAACGAATGGTGCTATAACTTATCAGATTAACTCTTCATTTCAGAAAGATACCTATATATGGTTAGATGTGTCCTATGATTTGTAGAAATTAATAACCTATAGCAATCCATCTACATTCAGCACCTGTTATTGCTGTTAAATTGCCGGTTCGTCCATATATATACATTTTTGAGGTACTCACGATATCTGTAGATACCATAAACGCTGGGGTTGCACTTCCAGGATATTTTGCGCAAGCAATAGCAGTGTAAGATTTATCTGAAAATGGTATAGGAAATGTTATCGTTGCATACCCTTGCCCACCTGACGATGAACTTGGAAACGATCCTGTTCCCCATTGAACAATCAAACCATTTGCAAATTTACAGTGATTTTTACTTATGTCTATAATTGATTTGCCATTTAACTCAGTAATCTCATCTTCAAGTGCCTTTCCCTGTCTTGCATCCAGTGCATATCCTGCTTCTGTTGTAAGAAGATTATTGATCACATTCGCATTATTCAGTTTCTTTCCATCCAGTACCTTTCCCTGGTATCCATCCAGAACAGTACTTCCGGCTGATGCTGTTGTCAGGTTATTGGCTACTGATCGGAATGCAGACGTACCGAGATCTTTAAAGTACTTTGCGATTTTTCCAAGTATCGTCCCGAATTTCTCATTGCTTATGATATTTTCTCTTGTACTTGCCGTTGTAAATGCTACCTGAGCATTTGCATCTACAGTCCCTGTCGGACCTTGCGGACCGGCGGGACCAGTTGGTCCCGTGTCTCCTTTCGGTCCGGTTGCTCCGGTCGCTCCAGTCGCACCGGTTGGTCCCTGCGGTCCGGTTGCGCCTTTTGCGCCCTGTGGGCCTTTCAGGTTTCCGGTATACACCCATTTTGCTACAGATGCAGCACCGCCAACTGTACACCGGTATGTATTTCCTGTTGATGTGTTCAGATAGTTATCATTTACAATGGCGTCTGTGATTCCTGATCCGGAAAAGATTGTCGCCGTTGTACTTGTTCCGGTGATTGCCGTTCCCTGTGTCCAACGGCTTCCTCTTGTTCCTGTGGCTCCTGTAGGTCCTACGACCTGTCCTAAATCAATCTGTCTTGTTGCCATTGTATCTCCTCCTAGTTTGCATATACTGCAATTAAATGACCGTTCTGGATTTTAAATGTTGGGGTTTCTCCATCTTTGCCTGCTGCTCCGGTGGCTCCTGTCGCTCCAGTTGCGCCCTGTGGACCAGTTGCTCCAGTATCTCCAGTTGCTCCCTTATCGCCTTTCGGTCCCTGTGGTCCTGTCATACCGGTCGCACCAGACAAATCAGTGATATATGTATAGGCTGATTTTCCTTTCACGTACAGCTTTGCGTTATCTGCATCGTTTACATTTCCAGTATCGATCATAACGAACTGTCCTTCTTTCACTCCGTCCGTTGAAAAGCCAGAATTCATTGCAGATACGGAAGCGAATGTCTTTGCAATCGCAAATGCATCTCCTTTGTCTCCCTTATCGCCTTTCACCCCCTGCGGACCTGTAGCACCTGTGGCTCCAGTGGCTCCTGTCGCTCCAGTTGGTCCCTGTGGGCCTGTCGCTCCTGTATCTCCTTTGTCTCCTTTAGCTCCTTTCATGGACTGGATATACTGTGCTTCTGTCTTTCCTGCGTTTCCTGACTGCGCAAGCCATACCTGATAGGCTGATTTACCTGTTGGGCCTGTTTCACCCTGCGGTCCGGTTGGTCCCTGTTGGCCTGTTGCTCCTGTTTCTCCTTTTGGTCCCTGTGGTCCGATAATTGATCCTAAATCTACCTCTCTTGCCATGTTTCTTTCCTTCCTTTCTTTGTTGAAAAATTTTTATAATAAAAAGCACCTGTCGTAACAAGTGCTCTCTATCCAGTAAGTTATTCATATTTTACAATCAGATGACCTTCCCTGATTTCAAATTCCGGCGGTTTCCCGTCTTCCCCTTTCAGGTCTGCCAGCGGAATCAGCTCTTTCCATTCATTCTGATCTGTATACCTCCACTGGATCGACGTGCCATCATTCCTGATTTCAATTTCGTATCCTGCTGCCGTCTCCATCCGGACTCTGTTTCCGACAGGTGTATCACCTGACAGTAACTGTAATTCTCCGTCGATGACAGTCATATTGTCTGCCTTTTTTTCAAGTGATTCCAGTACCTGACGCAGAAGGTTCTTGCCTGATGGTGTGCTATAATCTCCTGGCTGTTCTCTCTTTTTAACTGGAAGTTCAATAATTCTGACAGTTTTCCCGCTCATCGCATCTGCAATATACACATATGCAATCAAGTCTTTTCCAACTTCCAGCAGTTTGTCCGGGATATCTGCAAGGATCCTGTTTTCTTCTATAGTTGCAATACAGATCTCTGCTTTTGCACTGCATTCTTTTACAGCAAAATGAACCTCTGCATGATCGATTCCTTTCAATCCCTCTATCTGCAGTATCTGTCCATAATCCCACTGTACCAGTCCACGTGCTTCTGTCTTACGCACATTTTCTTCAAACATCGCTCTAATCATGTTGTCACCTCATCCAGTATATATACCAACCTGCCCTCTACAATCTTCAACGGCGGAGCTGGATCAGATCCATTATAGGTAAGTAACAGGTGACCGCTTTCCACCGACATGGCAAAAATCCCCGGATCCAGTGATGTTATCGCAGCATTAGCATCTCTGCCTGGTGGTCCCACTGGACCAACCGGACCGGTATCTCCTTTTGGCCCCTGCTCTCCGTCTTTTCCTGGTATGCCCGGAATCCCCTGTTCTCCCTGTGGTCCTGTCGCACCCGTTGGGCCTGTGAAGTCACCATTCTGAAGCTTTTCCTCTAATGTCTGTTTTATCTGCTCTGCGCCCTTTGCTGCATCCTGTGCCCGCTGTGTAGCTTCTTCCATTCCTTTGATAAACTTATCAATCCATCCTGCCTCGTTTTCGCTTTCCGGAACATCACCTTCCACGAAATTTCTTTTGACCTCTATCGGCTGCTCAAAAGTTACCAAAGTGTCCTCTCCTTTAGTAATTTCTAACTGAAGCAGACTTCTTCCTGTTTCTGCCAGCATCTGATCTTTTACAATAACACGTACCGTGTTCTCAATGATCGGACACGCATTATATGTTGCTTTCTTCGATGGTTTCAGAATAAAAACCTTTGCAGATGCATCTTCCGGTATTTCATAATCCATGAAATGAAAATAGATGGGAAGTGCATTCGTACCTCTTACATAATGAATTGGGCTCTTGATCCTGTCTTCCAGCACATATACATTACGTTCAATATAATTCATTCTCTTTCTTTCACCTCTGTTCTATCCTGGTATCCATTTGACTATATACAGGCCTTGCACCGGTGCAATGTTCCCGCCCGGATAGCGGAGAACATACTGCCACGGGAAGTTATAGTAACCATGTACATGAATTTCAGCCCCCGTCTGGTCTCCGGTCTGTCCTCCTGTGATTCCACCTAATTCATTTTGTGAAGCTCCTACCAGCTGTCCATTCCCTATGAACATTTCTGTATGGCTTCCTGGTTTCAACAGGACATCTCCTCTTATCAGACCAGATCCAGTGGACAGATTCACCTGCGATGTAACATCTTCAAATCCTGCTGAAAGAAATACACTGTACATCGTTCCTGTAGCCGGTGTATATCCTGGTCTTGTGTTAAGTCCCGCATTGTAATACGCCCAGCAAAGAAGAGACGAACAATCATAATCCGGTCCATCCCTGTGTGCCTGATCGTATCCGTGACTGTCATCCTTTGCGATTGCCACCGCCCACTCAACAGCCTTTTCTATAATCCGACTTCCTGTAGCGTATTTTTTCAGATATTCATACCATTTTCTTGCTGCACTGCGTCTTGCAGATTCTACCTCAACGCCCGCGCGTTCAAAGTTCTTAAGGAAAGCGCTGGCCAGATATTCTGGTGTCTCTGTGCTACTCTTGAACTGCGCCCATGTCATACTGTAGGAACTCGTTGCTATCCATTGGCCGGAAGATGCTGAAAGAGTATCAATCCAATGCAACTGTCCAACCGGATCTGTGATTGCATATCCATTGGATTTCGCCCAATCGGTATAATTCGTTGCCGGTGTCCATTGAACCAGTCCAAAGCCGCCGCTATAGTTTCCTTCATTCAGACTCTGCCAGAGTCCGGGGTTAATGTTGGACTCCTTTTCCATATTTCCAAGGATGCCCCCGATTGCATTCAGTGTCCAGCCTTTTCCAGCGAAATACTTATACACTTCAAGGGCGTTGCCCTGCATCTGAGATTCCGAAAGATAATTGTTGCTTATTGTCCAGCTCATCAGAAACTACCTTCTTTCGTATTTCCACCTACAACATGTCCATTTTGGATATCCAGATACGTTCCGTCTGAATATACCGCTCTTCCTGTCTTTGTTGACTTCCCGCCGACCTTAAGTGATCCGCAGGAAAGTGATACTTCTCCTACTGCATTGATTGAGATCTTCCCTTCATTCGTAATCAGGATACTTGCATATTGTCCACCGTAAGACTGTATACTCATACCATTATCCTGATAGTGCATAATTCCTACTGTCTCGCCCTTGGTGTTCCTTATAAAAATAGATCCGTTACTAATCAACACACCGCCGTTAGATGCATGATCTACAACAATGCCCTGATTTGTCAGAGCCAGAACCACATTGCCATTCGCATCGAGTACTTTTGCGGTTCCATCTCCATTGTCTTTTCCTCCAAGAATCAGCGTTCCTCCCTTGATTCTGTCTGCCAGCATCGTTCCAGCTACAATAAAATCTGCATAAAAGCCCTGACCAGTTCCGAAGGTAGTCCACTTCCAGTCCCTTCCATCTGCTGTACGTTCTGATGCAATCTCGAATCCGAGCGTTCCCAGGCACATTGCTCCATAGGTCGGAGATTCTGAATCCAGATCTTCAAACAATATCGCCCGGACTGGCTGTTTCTTCGCAATCGTAGACTGCGCTTTCAGCTGTGCTTTTACCCCATTGATGATTCCCTGAACCTGCTGCCCGATCAGCGTTCCATCGGAACGGATTGCCTGGTCAACACGACTCATAACAGAAGACACATCATCGAGGAAATTATACTGGAATTCTCCCAGCGTCACGGAGGTCAGCTTGTTTCTCACAGCATCCCACTCCAGTTCAATCACTCTTGCATCCGACAAGATTCCTAATTTTGAATGTTTACAGTGAACTGTATCTCCAAGTGAAACCTTTTCCAGTTCTTTCACATCTTCATACAATTCCGTATTCTGTAAAAGCTCCATATCTGCCTCGATTGTCACCTTTGGCTTGTCCACATCTAACTCAAACTGTTCCCTGCATTTCTTTTTCAGGGCTTCTTCCAGCTGTTCCTGTGTATCACAGATAATCGTTCCATTTTCTTCGTCATCTTCTCCTGCATCCACACGCATCTTAACATCCTCAAACGTCATCACGCCGTAGCGTACTGTCGGATATTTTCTGATCAACGGAGAGTCCACCCAGGGGTTCTCCCCTTCGATCATGTAGCCATTGTACGATTTTGGAACAATCCTCGTGACCACATCCTTCATGTCCACCGTTTCGGAAAATCCATCTTTCACGATATTTTTTCCATACAGCACTTCTACGCCATAATCACCGCCGACTCTCTCATCAATCGTAACATTGTAATTATCATATAGAATCTCTCCACCCCAGCGATTAACAAAAGAATTCTCATCACTTCCATTAATCGCTTCTATCAGATTCTTCATCTGATAATAGGCAGTCGATAACGTTTTAATATCTGATTTTGCCTGATATTTGTGGTTTGGTGCTGTCATCAGATCCAGAGCATCCTGGCCATTCTTATCCGTTGGTCTGATGTCCAACAGGAAGCAATCCTCTTTTGCATCGAAAAAAACAGGCATAAGATCTGCACTTACACCTGAATCTTTTTTCTCTTTATTAATCACACGGAAAAGCTGTTCCCCATTAAATGATGGCATCTTAATTACCGCATTGTCTACGATATACCTCCAACGCCCTTCCGGATCGATTGGATACTCTATCGTTGCCGTCCACTCTCCATTCAAGATCACATGAATTGTAGCTTCTTCCGGAAATAATGTCATATTTCCATTCTGTTCATATTCCGTATTTTCCGGATTATAAATCTGAATCATAAGCGCCTCCAGTTCGGGATAATCTTTAATTCAAATCCCTCTGTAATTGTCACGCTGTTTTCCCCTTCCTGTAAGAAGAGTTCTTCATAATCGCCAGATATAGCCGTATTGCTTAATGTTCCATCTTCTCTGTAGGCAAGTTCCCGCTCTGTATCGATCACAAGATTCTGTCCTACGTTTGCAGTCATGTGATTTCCATTGACTACAAGATCACACTTTCCTTCTCCATATATCTTATAGACCGGACAGGAAATCTCATAAGGATTCCACCCGACATCCTCTATCGAGTGTTCATTCTGACCTTCCACCAGATAACGCAGACCATTCTCTGTAAGGAAACTTGCACTGAAATTTCCAATTCTTGCAGTGGTATGTTCTGCTTGATCCAGCTCTACTTTCATAATCTTATAGAAGCAGGATGGATCAGACCCGAAACTCAGGTGGCTGTTCCTTTCAGATAGCCACTTCTGTATCTGTCCCCACCGGTCAATCCACTGTTCTTCCTTTCCGATCCAGTTGAAATCCACCTTGATCTCAGTAGATTCATATCCTCCATCCAACAGATATAAAGTTCCATCCCTCCCGGCAATCTCCACAGAAGAAGCTTTTTTCACTGCCGGTGGAATGGTTGGCAGATTCTTGGCATAGACCCCAAAGTTTGATCCTGGGATTCCATTATACTCAACCTCCATCATCATACGCCGGCAGCTCCTTTCTTCCACTTAATATTCTGTGACATTTTCTTAATGATTGCATCAACCAGAACATCTGCCAGTTTCTTGTCTCCCAGCTGAATCTGATTTTCAATTACCAGGGACATCTCTGATAGTGCTTCTGCAATCAGCTGTGCCAGTGCATAGTTGTTCGCCTGCATTTCGTCCCGGATATAAGTCTTCAGCAGATCGATTGGAAGTACCGCCTCTTTCCCTGCTTCACCGCCTCCCAGGGCTGTATTGCCATTCATTCCGAAAATCGTCGGACTGTTCAGGATACCTCCGTTTGCGTACCAGTCTACCGAGAACTTCGGAACTTTTGGCGGTATCAGTGACCACTCACCACTCGCTTTAAAGTGCGGGAGCTTGATCTTTGGAAGTTTCCATTCAAAATTCATGAAATCTTTTATTTTATCGATCACGCCTTTTATAAAATCCCGTATTCCACAAAATACAGAGTTGACACCATCACGGAACCATTCGCACTTATTGTACAGCACAACAAAAATAGCGATCAGGGCTATGACTGCTGCCACAACCAGAAGAACCGGATTTGCTGCAAGTACGGCATTAAACGCCGTAAACGTCTCGCTTGCCCCTGAAATAACCGGTGCAATCTTCGCCCCGATATCTATCACCGAGGATATGCCGCCCGATACTTTACTTATTATGCTGAACACCGGACCTAATGCCGCCACAAGCAATGCGCATTTAATAATCATCTCCTGTGTTTCAGGTGACAGGGAATTCCAGGATCCTATAAGATCTTTCAAGATTGGTGTTACCGTCTGAAGGCACTCCGCAAGTACAGGTCCCAATGCATTTCCCACATCATATCCAGCATCTTTCAGTTCATTCAGTGTGACCTTGAACTGATCCGCCGGATCCAGTGTTGCATTGAATGTATCGTCTATGTTTCCAAGATTATCATTCAGAGAGGCTCCCAGTTCCTCAAAATTCAGTTTTCCATCCTTACAGAATTCTGCCAGTGCTGGTCCTGCTTTCGATCCAAATAAATCAACGGCTGCATTATAGGCATCTGTTGAACTTTCTGCATTCAGCATAGTATTCTGCAGTTCTGAAAGAGCCTCTTTCATTGTTTTTCCTTCTCCTGAAGCATTCACGAGAGCTTTTTTCAATCCTGCCATTACCGCGCTGGTATCTACTCCTGATGTTTCGCACTGTCCCAGGAATGCCGCTGCATCTGCCGCTGACATTCCAAGCTCTTTCAAAGAGGCTGCATTTGAAACCATTGTGGATGCCAATGTATCCATAGAGATTCCCGTATCCTGTCCAACCTTATTCATTGTATCGAGCAGGGCTCCAGCATCTTCTGCCGTCAGATTAAATGCTTCCATTACCTTCTGCGTGTTATCAATTGACGAAGAAACATCCGTATCATTTAATTCCGCAAACTTTACAAACTTAGAAGATAGATCTTCCAGTTCCTGTCCCGTTAGGTGGAATCGTGTGTTTACTTCTCCAACTGCTGATCCAGCCGTTACAAAATCTGTCGGAATACTTTTTGCAATGTTTCTCGCCGAAGTCTGCATCTCTTCTAGAGCATCTCCCGTGGCTCCTGTTTTCTCCACAATGATGTCCATTCCCTCATCTACCTGTTCCCAGGCTGCCATAATACCGGCAGATGCCGCCGCGATCGGCGCCGTAACATTCTTGTTGAGAGAACTTCCGACCTTTCCTGTTGTATCACTGAAATTTTTCACTTTTTTCGAGTAATCTTCCAGTGTAGCTGCTCCACTTTCCAGCTTCTTATTGACATCTTCAAGACCGCTTTTATAATTATTCAAAGAGGCTTTTGCATTATCCAACTGCTGCCTGGTCTTTGATATTGCCGCTTCATCTCTGACCTCTGCACTCTCCTGTGCTTTCAGAATTTCCGTCAGTCTTTCAACTTTTGCTGTGTATGTTTCTGTCTGATTCTGTAAATATTCCTGTGTAGCTCTCAGCTTCTCCGCTGATGATGTGCTCTTGTCCCACTCTGATTTAGCAAGCTTAAATGCTGATCTGTTCTCATTTACAGCATTATTCACATCTGTCAGTGATTTTCTGAAATCAACAGTTCCATCTGCCTTAAAACTAAGACCTACCGTCTTTAATCCATTATCCATGCAGCGCACCTCCCTTCTGTCTTTCCATCTCTGAAAATATCTCTAAACATTCGTTAAAAAAAACAGGATCTGAGTTCCAGAATTCTTCTTCGCTCATTCCCATTTTCCTCGCACAGACCATATATTCTGCCCAGTTGATATCTACTTTTTCTTTGGAGCAACCGACTTCTTCGCCTGTTCTTTTTTTTTATATTCTTTGAGTCTTTTTTCAAACTCATTGAAAATATCCTGGATGCTTTTTGTATCCATTGGCGTCAGCATCATCGCCTCTTCTTCATCTACTTTTAATCCATTCGACCGAAGGATCACGTAAATCATCTTTCCAGCCAGTTCCATATTCTCTTCTTCTGTCAGGTCATCTCTTCCATCCAGTTTCTTGTCAATCCCATTCATTTTCACCAGATACAGCGTGTAAAAATTGACTTTCACTTCCAGTTTCGATCCGTCTGTTAATTCAATTAACTTGGACTTCATATGATCACTCTCCTACTGCTGCCGTAAGATCTGCCTCTGTCAGAATCGGCTTTGCAAAGAACTTCTCTTCTGTCAGTCCCGCCGGTGCTGTGGATTCTGTTACCTTGCATACAATGTTTCCTGCTGCGTCAAATGGATACGCCCTGATCTTCAATGTATCTGTCTGCTCGCTTGCCTTTTCTTCTGATGTTGCAATATCATCTGAGTTTTCTGTCAGCTTGCATTTTGGATACCATTCATATCTGCATTTTCCATCCTTTAACAGGACAACCTTTCCATATCCGAATACAGGACGTTCGCTGTTACCTCCTGATAAGATCAGACCGCTTGTGCCTACGGTATCCCCTCTCATTCTTGAGATTGTATCATCCGGGAATGCAATTACCTCTACCTCAATGTCAATGCTTGACGTTGGTGTGTCTGAATCATAGACCTTACCTGATGCATAGACGTCGCTTGTCTCTGAATTTTCTGTTACTTTAACATTCTTTACGACTTCTGTTTTCTCAACATCTGCCTCATATGTACCATCATATCCGCCTGACTCATCTGCATTGGCGAAACACAGATACTGTGCTCCTACAGTCTGCTTCATTGGCGGTTTTTTTGTTTTAATTCCCATGTCTGCCTCCTAACTGAAAATCTGCTCTGTCATTTTCCTGTAGTATTTTTCTTTATTCTGTTCAAACAGCGGCTTCAAGTGTGCCCTTGCTGTCATTTTCTTTGTTCCATGCTCCACCATTGGTCCATAATATTTGCCCCATCCAACTTTGATTTCTCCCTGTGTTCTTTCCATTGCAAATGTATCAATTAGATGGGTATATCCTGGCTTTCTCACAGCACTTCTCGGCTTCGGTAATTTCAACAGATCATTCACAAATTCTTTTGTCCCTGCTTCTATCGCATCCAATGCGCTTTCCGGATCTACCTGCTTCGCATACTGTTTCAGCATCATCTCAAAGTCTTCCATCCCAGAATCATCAAACTCGATCTCCGCTCCATTGTATGTTCTGCTCATATGGCACTACCATCCGTTTCAATTGCGAAATAAGAATGCCAGATATTATCTTCTGTGTTGTATTCATGGGATATCATTGGATGAAATCCTAACTTTCTCAACGCATCCCGAAGTTCCAGAAGCTTTCTGTCCCGTGGCTTCCTTGCATAAAAACTGATCTGCCAGGTTATCTTCTCTGCATATTCTTCTCCTGATGCCACAATATCTTCCCAGACGATTTCCCAATAATCAATCCTTGGAAATTTCATTGTATTTTTGAGACTGCTAACTCCCTCGTTTACCGGGCAGTCTAACTCGTGTAAAATCCTGCTTAATTCTCCCTGTGTCATCAGATCACCTCTCTGTCGTATGCTGGCGTTTTCAATGTCAGCTCAGATTCTTTGAATCCATCTTTCGTGGTTACGTGTGCAACGTTGTAAATCTCGTGCTGTTTACCGTCTATCATGCACACGCACTTACTGTTGATCTTCTTGTACTGCGGAATCGCAAGTTTCATCGTCACCTCAACGCTGGCTGCTGCCAGTTTTGCCCTTGTTGTATCGTATACGGAAAGTTCCCTGTACCATATTCTCTCGTTAGTTGCGCGGAGCCTTTCTTCTGGATAGTCCTTTGAAGTATCTTCTTCAATCCGATACAACTCCAATACACCGTCTGTATACTCAGGTAATGTCATTGTCTTCAACCTCCGTTTCCATCTGCCAGGTCAAAATAACGCTTGCATAATTATCCATGAATTCACTTACACGATGATGAAAAGCATAATACATGTAATTCTTCAAAAGCATCCTGTAAGTTAAATCCTCCGTGACGCTACAGCCGGGATTCAGGCTCCCGACTGTCTGCTCACCTTCTTTTGCAAGATTCTTCAACTGACTGTCCCGGTAATATGGCGGGATCTGAAATTCTTCCCGCATCTCATTTACGAGCTTTTCCAATTCTTCCCCTGTCATCTTCCCGGTCTTCATAGCTTACTCCTTCGTCTGCGGAACTGTTACCTGTGTTACAGGAAGCACATACTCTTCCAGTTTTGTCACATCGAAGACAACTGCAACGTTGTCATCAACCGCACGACCGTTTGCGTGGCATTTTGCCACGATAAGATCTGCATCCTCAATCGCTTTTGTCTGATCATACTCATCAACGCGAACTCCTGCTGTTCCCATTGTGTAGTATCCGGCGATTGTAAATGCAGCTTTTCCTTTTGGACAGTTAGCATCAACAATTTTTTCGATGTCAATGAATGACTTGTTGACATATCCGCCTGTCAGAGCCTCTCCGTACATACACGGATCCACATATTCTGCTTCGTCTGACGGATTGCAGATAAGATAGAGCTTATCAACCACACGTTTTCCATCATTAGTAAGAGTTTTTCTCACCGAAGCAAGTCCCTTCGGAGAGAATTTTGTAACCGTAGTGAGAACAGTTTTTGCTTTATTTGTTCCATCTGACTCTACGGTTCCAATCTGACGAAAGATTCCGATTGGACCTGTCTTTCCATCTCCATCGAGGTATCCTTTTACAAGTCCGTCCTGCATGGCCTCAGACAGAATAGCCATGAAATATCTGTCAACGAATTCCATAGACAGCTCTCTGATTGATTTTGGAATAACAAGGTAGGCTGTGAGCTTGTGAAGGTCAATATTCAGAGCTGTTACCTCTGCTGAAAGTTCGCCTTTGATAGCGTCCGTAAGAGGACCCCAAACCGCTGCACCTGAATGAGATGCCACAATCCATTTCTTCACGTTTGCCGGTGCCATATTTACAAGTTTCAGGATTGGCGATGCTTTCTTAACATCATCCAGTGTACGATCAATAATCTCTGTCGGAATGATGTCGATCTGATTTGCTGTGAACGCCTGCTTGATGTCCTTAAAATTCTCGTAGAATTTCTTTTCTTTCTGAGACAGGTTACGGAGTCCAAGCTGTCTCTTGTAATCTGCATCTCTGCTTGCTCTTTCTGCCTCTGCTACTACCTGCTGAATCAGATCGGCGTGCATTGCTTCATCGATCATTTCAATTGACTGCATAATTGCTTCTGCTTTCTGATCTGCCGGTGCATTGTCCAGAAGCTGTTTCACTTTGTCTTTTACTTCCTGGCTTAAATCTTCAATCCTCATTCTTCATTTCCTCCTAACCAAAAAATGCACCCCAACCGGTGCTATCCTTTTCTTCCGTCTTTTCTTTTTTCTTATGAGTCAGCTGATAGAACTCAGCTAACTGCTTCTGATGCTCATTTCTGCTTTTCAGTTCCATCTGAAGTGCCTTGTTTTCTTTGATTACCTCCTGCAGTTTCATATCCGGATCTTCCACCTTCTGCGCAACGCCAATCTCATCAATCAAGCCATACTCCAGAGCCTTCTGTGGAGATAAGGTTGTAGTCTTATGCATCATCTCCCGGAGCTCTTCTTCTGAAACCGTAGCCCGCTGCATGAACAGAGCCACACAACTGTCCATTGCTACATCCAGATTGTCTGCTTCTGCCCTCAGATCTGCTGCATTTCCTGTAACTGTCTCCCACATATCATGAATAATGGCTGTTGTTCCCTGTCCCATGATACGCTTATCACACGCCTGCAAAATTGTAAATGCGATAGAATGACATCCGCCCATTACAATTCCCGTCTTATAGGATCCATGCTGTTGAAGCATGTTGTAAATGGCTGTCCCCTGGTCTACGCTTCCACCATTGCTGTTGAAATAGATCTTGATCTCATCTGTTTCCGGAATGGCATCCAGAAGTTCCTTGAAATGCTTGGCTGATGTCTCAGAGTCATCATACTGCCATGTATCCCAATTGAACGGACCAATTTTTCTAATCTCATCAAAAATGAAAATCTCATGCACGTTATCCGTTTGCTGGAATCTATACACAACTTTTTTCTGTTCCATGTTCTTTTCCTTTCCCTGTTATTACTGTTTAACGGACAGCTCCGAGATAATTGGATCACCTCCTATGAATCAGGTTTCTTGTGCCGCATTGTTGCTTCCCTCCCCTCCGTAATTCTTTGTCAGAGCTCGCTCTGTACTGAATTCTGTATTGAGTAACGGATATCCGACCATCCCTCTGATTTCGTCGAGATGGAATCCAATTCCTCTGAGTTTATCAAGATTTACTGCACTGTCTACAACATCAACATGTTTAAAGCGTGCAAGCCATACCATGACTTTCTCGTTTTTACTGCAGTAATCATCCTCTCCGACAACATAAGCTGTCAAAGTATCATTTATCACTTCTGCTACCGGACTGACAGCATATGTGATAAATTCATTTGTTGCGTCTGATTTTTCTGTGATATTGCCATTAAATACAGCCTCTGGAATGTCGAAAGCATTTGCCACCTCGTTATTGATCTGCAAAGCCATCTTTGTCAGTTCTTCAGCTTTCACTGCTGTAGTTATTTGCAGCTGTTCCACGGATGCATTCTCTTGTTCTGTTAAAACTTCAAGGGCATCTGACGTCAGTAGTTTTTTAATTTTTAAAACATACTGGTCTTTTGTCATTACCTTGTCTGTACCATCTGCCTGCTTTTCTCTGAATGATAATGCATTCGTTCCAAGCTTCAGTTTGAATCTCGGTTGGCTGGACAGCTGCATCATTGCATTAATGGAATCCATCGTCTTATCAAATTGCCCTACTACATTCTGTAAGTACAATCGAATCCTTGCATTGTCATATCTTAGATGAATCACTTCATCAGATTGAAATGTGCTGAAAATTATAAGATTTTCACCTCCGCAGCTTAACATCACATCTTTGTAAACTCGCTTCGCCATCACTTCATTCGTGTGTGACCATGATGTTGCTCTGTAATATTTATCTTTTAGCGGAATAATCAGAGCTTCTTGTTCTGTTAGCAGCTGCTTAACCACTTCCGTCCAGAACACTGTTCCACATTCATGGTCATTTGGCTGTACATTTAGCCTGTATTCTTTCTTATTTTTTTCTTTGCTCTCCGTCTGGATCAGTATGTCAGACTTCGCTATTGCCTTGGCGATCATCGTAATTGCTTTCTCGATGGCAAGCTTTGAAAGATTCAGCTTTTCCATGTCAATTGCAATGATTTCTGCTAAAGACTGTATCTCTTTATTTCTGTCTTGAAATAAAAAATCAAACATTTTCTCTTTCTCCTATTAAATATAGATTATCTGAACTTCCAGCTCATCCTTGCAGAACATAGCCACATCAAAAGCCATAAATCCATCATTTTTTCTCAATTTCGGTTCTATCTTGCCGAAATTTTTATTTCCAAACTTATCCTCGCTCACGCTTGTGTTATTCGTGTACCACCGCATGATTGCTGATGGTCCGAAGTTGATCATCCCCTGTGAGAACATAGACTGGATGAACGGTGCGATGATCCCAGTGGCTGATGTTATCTTTCGAATCAGTCTGACAATGCCATGCGGATTCTTCTTGTCTTCAATCGTGAGTCCTCTTTCCTCAAAGGCTTGCTTGAACAAGGTGTATCTATATGTGTCCATTGCGATTTTCTTAACTTCGTAGCTTCGCATCTGCTCCATGCACCAATCAGCAATTAGATTCACGTCAATTACTGGTCCAGGAACAACTTCAAAGTCCTCAAATTCTGCTTGTCCAGCATTTCGCAATGGAAATTTAATGGAATCAATAAACGGAGAGTCTGCACAGATCCATGTGTGTTGTCTCCATATCCATTCTCCATCATCTGTCTTGGTCAGAATACCTGCAGACGCGAAGTCGCGCACATCCGCATAGTCAATGCCGATCACTGCTGCCTGTCCTCGCGTGTCCAATGTTATCCGCGGAATCTTTCGTTCCAGTTCTTCCATTGTCTCGCCTTCATAACATGCTCTCAGGACATTTTGCCATGTTGTGACCGTCTCCTCTTCCTTTCGTGCCGATCTGTCCATTCGTTTTGTAATAAATTCAGCACGCTTTGACGGAATCTTCTTCATTTCCAGATAATCATGCATGATCTGATTCGCAAGAATCGGCATATATTCCATCGACGGATTCGCCTTATGCCATGCCTCCGGATCATCAACTTCCTTCATGTCATCAATCTCGCAAATAAAAGGGAAGTACCCTAGCAGATTCTCTCCCGTCTCCAAGATTTCTGCACACATTGCCGAAATTTCATCCAGCGGACCGTCTCTGACATAGCCATCTGTTGTGATAATAAACTCTCTCGAATGCTTGACCTTACCAAAAGAGGATTCAAATACATTGATCTGGTCATAGTTCTCGTAGGCATGGATTTCGTTCAGGACAAGACATCCTGTTCGCTTACCATCCTTGGTCTTTGCGTTCGAAGTGTTGTATTTCATCTCCGATCCTGTTGCCAGGTTCGTGATAAGTTCCTTTGTGACCGAAAACTTTCCCTTGAATTTTGGATTATCATGTAGCATGTCATAAGCTACCTTGAATGTGTCCTTAACCTGGCTCTCTGAGTTCGCCACAATTTCAACATGGTAATTTTTCACTCCGTAGAGCGGAGTCTGAAAGAAATTTACCAGCGGCACGATGAATCCATCTTTACCATTTCCACGCCCTTCCTTGATGAAGAACTTTGAAAATACTGGAATGTCATCCACATACATAAATGCAAAGGCATAAATGAACTTTTGGAATGGAAATAGTTCGTAGTAATTTGTTTTGCAGTACTGTAGACAGTTCCTATATGTTTTTTCATCAAAAAAAACATCGTTTCGCTTCAATGTCGGCTTCACGATGTTTTCTATCAGTAATTTTCTCTTTTTATTTATCCATTTCGGATGCTCTTCGGCATATTTGAGATAGTCATCAATTTCCTTACAAGTAACCATCAGTCGGTTGCTCCGGTTCCGGAATTGGTTCTTTCAGTTTCAGGTCTGCAAGAATCTTTAACATGGTTGCTGTAGTCTTCTGCAGATTGACCACAGATTCATTCGCTTTTTCTACGCTGACACCATTCCCATTGATGGTCTCATATCGGATTCCTTTTTTCCTAATATCTGCAATCAGTCTCTTTTTCAGTGACCAATAAAATACATAATCATTGACCAAATCATTGTAGAATTCTGCGTTCATCCCTCGCAGCTTCAACTGCTTTACTAACGATTCTTTTACCTCCGTCTGTGTCAGTGTTTTCTTCCCCTGAGTCAATCTTTTCACCACCTTTTTCACTCAAATCATGTCATTTTTATCAATTTTTCACTTCTTTTTTCGCTCTTTTTAAGCCTTTTTTGAAGTTGTCTGAAAACTTTCCTTCTTATAGTGAGTCCTGAAATTTGACCACCCCTGCCCTTTTCACGCGAGATTTTAAAATTTCTCCAGAGTCATGGCTACATCCCCGTTCTTCACTCAGGAAAAATCGCTGAGAATTTACCGGGGGGTCTATTTAAAAATTGAGGACAGCTGCGGACTCGAACCGCACATGCGACGGCTTGCACCGTCCGCTTGTCTCCTCCTAAGCTATGTCTGCCCTCAGTGTAGCTACCATCTTTCTTTGCTCGCAAGCTTCTTCTTTCTTTGGAATCTTCTTGGAGTCCTTCCATGTCGCAGATTGTGACACTTCACACATAGACTGATCAGGTTGTCATCTTCCAACCCTAGCTCCGGATGCTCTTTTAGTTCAACAATATGATGCACCTCTTCAGCTCTTCTGATTTTTCTGTCTTCTCCTTGCAGGATGTGGCCTGCTGCCACTGCATCCTTCAATCTCTTTCTGCAGTCCTGGCACTCATAGTGATCTCTCTCAAGTATCTGCATCCTCTTATGTTTCCATGCCGCTGCATTGTAAAATGCTTTTGCTTCTTTGTCTGTCATTTTCTTTCCCTCACGCACAAAAGACACCCGCTGGCATTCAGGTGTCTTTTCCAAGGAGTGTTGTAGAAGTATCTGTCCGTCTTTCGACACTATCAGATTATCACACTTATTACTGTACTGAACTGTACTCTTTAATTAATTTGAATTTTTTTCAATGCTCTGCCGTGCAGTTTATATATCCATTCCTCACTACAATCCATGAGTTGTGCTATCTGCCACCACTTAAATCCTTTGATATACCTGTAGAACATAACATCTCTTTCGTCTTGATTCTCCAGCTTATTTATTCTGTATTCTATATCTTTGTATGTCTGTACCTGCTTCACTCCCTCTTGATACAGCTCGTCCTCTCTTTCCAGGAGATCTGCCGCATAAGAACTTAAATCGCTTTGATTGGATCCATGTGGCATCCCATCATTATTCGATGAAGGATACATCTTCATGTTCCTGATCTCTTCAATCTCTGATTCGATCCTCTTGATTCTCTTCCCATGTTTTCTGTATGCCCTGAGATAGGTTTTCTTCCTGTCGTTCTCGTTTTTTACATTGTTCTCTTCCAGTCTCTTCTCCATTGGCATCATCTCCTATCTTGTACTTTCTTGCCAAGTATTCTGCTACATCTCCATGCCACAACTGCTGCCCCTGCGCTTCGATCAGCTTTCCTGCCTGGTATGCCGGCCGGTGAAACTTCTCGCTTGCCTTCCGATCCGGCGGATGTTCTGCCATATCAGCATAATGTCCTTTTTGGTTCTGCTGGATTTCCGCAGGACTCCAGCGTGTGTCTGTACTTCTTTTCACTGTTCATCACTCCAATCCAGAGCCTGCCCACAAAATTTGCAGTATGGCATTTCCCACGTAGTAAGATTTCTGATTGTCTTCATTTCTCCGAATAGTTTCTTGCAGCATGGGCACGATGCCTGTCCGTTCCATGTTTCAATCTTCTTTTGCCTCTGCTTCTCTAATGCTTTAACTGCCATTTTCTTTGCTTCGATGTTTTCTTCGCTGTTGGATGTATCCAACCCCTTAATGATTCTAATTGCATCTTCAATATTCAACTTTCTTTCTCCCTGCTATGTACTCTAAAGACACATTATATATATCTGCATATTTGATTGCTTCTCCTAACGTCAGCCCTTTCCTTCCTGTTTCAAGATCTTGCAGTCTTTCCTCCTTCATGTCTAGCTTGACTGCTGCCTCTTTTCTTGTCAGTCCTCTGATTTTTCTTAGATACTTCAGACGGTTTCCTGTTGTTCCTACCGGTCGTAATATAACCATTGTAATCAATCCCTCCTTTCACGTCCCATGCGCAAATGTCGCAATCCTCAGGACATACATTTGCCTTTATTGCTCTTTTGCACATCTCCATTCTTGTTCTTATGTCTTCCTCGTAATCCTTTATGATTCCGAGTTTCCTTAGAATCTTATAAAACAGTGGCTTTTTTCTCACGTTTCTTTTTTCCTTCCGTCGTTCTTTCCATTTTTGCAGCCACTCAAGCTGTGCTTGATCCTCTTTCTCTTGTCTTGTCATTTTCCACCTCGCTTAATCTGTTCCATGCACATTCTCCTCTTCTAACAGTTTAGGATTGTCAAATACGTTGCCGACAACTTCCATCTCATTTAACTTGATGTACGTGTCCGTAAGTGGCATCGAATAACAGAACGGCTCGCATTTACTTAATTCATCCGTTGGAATCACTTCATAATGCCATCCAATTACACTGTCTATTACTTCTTCGCTTTCCACTTCTATGACGTTAAACTCTCCGAATACTGCTTTTACAAGATCTTTCGGATTGTCGTGACACATCAGGATATCGTTTTCCCATATTCTTTTGCCGTTCTTGTCATGCAATCCTGTATACTGGCAAATCGTATTTTCATCAACCAGAAATTCACCCTCGAGACTTTTATCGTAAATATAATCCTTATCACTAAGATAACCATGCGCCCATGTTCCATTAAGATGCTCGTTATCTGGAATTGTATGAATATGTTTCGCTCTGAAAAGTATTTCTCTATTCATTTTCTTCCGCAACCTCCCTTAGCTATCGGAATATCCGAGAATACCACCGCAGCCCTCTCGTTTTCGGATGCCGCTACAACCACAATCTCTATGTCATCATATCCAAGCATAAATTCCGGAATGAGGTAGATTCCGTACTGCTCGACAGCTCCGTGATTATTTCTCATGTAGTCAGATACAAATTCTAACTTTTCATCCAACAGATTGTGTGCTTCCTCTTCATCGTATCGCTTTGTCAAGTGTGTGATTGCCTGCTTTATGTTCAAGCTTCCTGTCCACCAGAAAAACGGCTTGATTTCTTCGATATGCTCAAACTTGCTATCTGTTATAATCTCTTTCATCTGTTTCTCTCCTTCCACTTCATCCACCTTGCGCATTTTCTTGATATATTCACGGACTGTCTGGACCGTTGAAAGCACTCCGTCATAAAATGGATCAATTCTTTCATGTTCTGCAATTGTTGCTTTTGTTTCTGCTTCTGCCTGATCCAGCCAATCAACCAAATCTCTCGCGTCTCTTTCTGTCATATCTTCTCCTTCTTTCCATTTCATCTCTTTCTTCGCAGTACATTAATCCTACGTACTGTCCTGTCCATAGCTCATTCCTTCCTGTCTTGCTTTTGCATTTATCTCAGCTAATTCGCTTTTCCAAGCTGTTGATCTCTGTCTTTTTGGCACTTGTCTGCTCCTTTCTCCTCCCTGCCGCATCCAGGGAGGAAGCTCTTGTTATCATGTTGCAGTATTGTGACATACTTTTATCTCCACGCCATTCAGCGGAGGTAACTATAGATAATTTTTCTTATATCTCGCCATCCACTCTTCTCTCGTATGTGTCTGCTCATATTCTGTCTGTGCTATTCTGCAGAGTAGTTCCCGCGTTTCTCGGTTATTGTGGACTGCTTCCGGTCCTTCTTTGTGATGATTCCGACACAGATCTACCTTTAGTCCATCTGCCTCAGATAGTTCACGCTGTCCGGATCCGAACATGATGTGATGTTCTTCTGTATATTGCTTGGAAGAATCATCATAGAGTATCAAACAGAGATAGCAGACTCCCTTTCTACTCTTGAGGATGCTCTTTTTATGTGATTTCCTTTTTTTCTTACTGACTAATTTTGGAAATGCCATATCTGAATAATCGATGCTCATAATATAATCGCCTTATTTCTTGCTGAGTTCATCTCCATTTTCATCCACCTCTGCTTCTAACCATTTCTTCCAATACTCTGCTGAGTTCAACATCATGTGAGGCATCTCTTTCACGGATGCTGCCATGTACAGTGCCATCTTGTATAATTCCATTGTCTTCATGTATTCCCATCTGCTGCCGGCCGGATTCTGTTCTTCTTCGGACTTATCCACCGGTTCTGAATTGGCTCCCGCTTCTGTGTTTCTCACATTTTCTTCCATCTGCTCTGAATTATCCACAGGTTTTTCCACAATCTCCACAGGTTTCGGCATTGCACTGGTGCAATTTTCCTCTTCGTACTGTCCCGCTCTGATAAAATCGCTCCGTATTTCCGGTGTTCTCCCTGCTTCCGGAAGCATTTCCGGAAAATCTTTCTCAATCTCTGTCTGTCCTGGAATGTCGTTTGGAAGCTCTACCGGTTTCTCCGTCTCCTGTTTCTCCGGTTTTTTTGGTTTTGGCAGCTTCGCCTTCACTACCTTTGACTCTTTTCTCTTCTCTTTCTTCGGTTGCACTGGTGCAATCCGTTCTTTTTCCGGATACTTCTGTCCGTAGAGCTCCTCCCAGTTCTGTTTTGCGTCTTCCTGTTCTGTGATCAGGACAAGATAGCTTAAAATATTCTCCCAGGTAAACTTTTCTTTCAGTCCTTGTCTTACAACCTGCAGTATAACCTCGTCCTTCTCATCGTTTAGATAGAGCATAATTCTTCCGCAGCCTTGTGGTCTTACACTGTATAGCTTGTCCCCGTCCGGTGCTAACACTTCTTTGATTCGTCCTGTTTCTACGCTTGTTCTGACTGCCTCATGCAGCTTCAGATACAGTTCCGGTTCATCCATGCAGATCTGATGGATTGCCTTTTCCAGATTGTCGAGTTCTTTCTGTTCTTCTTTCTCGCCTTCCAAAATGACTTCGATATCTGTGATCTTATCCTCGTTTTCAATCTCTTCTTTGACTGCCTGGATCTCTGACTTGCTGTATGCCGGTGTCAGTTCTTCTGCTACGCTTTCCGGAAGCGTCAGCATTAGTGCTAGCTTCGCATAGCCGAATCCTTTATAATTTTCCTGCAGTCTCGGAGAGTAACCACCCTCCGAGAATCTGTCATTGATTCTGATGTATCTGGATACCTGTGTGGCTTCAAGCTTGTATTCCGCCCACGCAAATTCATTGATATTGCTATATCCTGAATCCTTTAAGATATCGCTATCTCTTCCCTGCTTCAGCAGATATCCAGTCATGACAAAATCTTCTACCGTTCTGTTCAGTACGGTGTTCATTGCCTTTTTGTATTCCTCATAATTTTGATACTGCGCTAATTCCATCAAACTGCCTCCAGTTCTTTTTCTATCTCTTCTGCTTCAAGGAAATCTTCCGCTAATCCCTGAAGGACTCTTATATTCTTTTTCTCTTCCAGCTCTGCAATATTGGCTTCTCTCTTGATCTTGCTGATCTTGGCCAACCTCTTATCTTTCTCTGTCAGACGTTTCCTGATTGCCTTCTGCCATTCTTTCAGGAATACCCGGATTTCCTCGATTCCCGGCTCTTCGTCATAATAGCTTCTGTGCTGTCTGATTGTGCCTCCCGGCTCTACTTCGATCGTGTAAAACGGGATTCCCGGTGCTTCCTGCCTCCGCAGGAAACAAATGTATGTCTCTCTGCTCTCGATCCTGTCAAAATATCGTTCACTGCTGCCGGCACAATGATGCAGCGCACGTCCTTCTTTCACGATATCCACTAACGTGTTCGGTACAATGATCTTATACTCTTCGTCTTCGTACTCATATCGGCTCTTAATCTCTTTCAGGATCTCTTCTGCTTCCGGAAACTTCTGCCGCATTTCCTGTGCATAGGCTTCTTTTCCCTCTGCATTGTTTTCCAGTTCTTTCAAGATCTGTATCTGCTGCCGGTCTACAACAACTTCATCATGTCTGCGTTTTAACTCTCTTGGACGATAGACCATCTCGTCAGCCATATTTTTGCAGCATGCCTCGCACATATTGAGATAATCTTTATATTCTTCAAGCACAGCTTTTGCCGTCATTCCTGCATATTGTTCTTTTTTCTGCCTTTCAATGTAGTTCATAATCTTCTGTGGACTCATATATTTTTCCAGTCCCCGGATGCTGCTCGGTTCTATCTCATTCTTTATCATCCACTGTACTGTCTCTTTTGAGATCTTCTGTCCTGTCTCATCCGAATACTGCATCCAGCGTACCATTCTGTTACCGCCATGTTCGTCACGGATCCGGTTGATCTTCTGACGGTCTTGGATTCTGAACATTCCCTCAATGCTTTCCTCTCTCATGTCCAATGGTCCATAGTATTGTGTCGGATATCCCGGATAGTCTGTACAGCCGATCGTATCTCTCAGCAGATTCCAAAAGCGTCCTTTTGCCAGGTACTCTATCTTCTGTGCATATCCTTTCATCTGTCCTGTCCCTGCCACAAGTCTGTTGTAGTTCAGTTCCATTCCCGTCTTCGATAAATGCTCCAGGACTCTTGTTGCTTCGCTGTAAGTGGTTCCGTCTAATATCTGGCCAAATTCTTCCGGATACAAGTATCCTTCTCTTGCTCTTAGGTTTTTCCGGTTTCCTTTTGTCCATCCATCCCAGGAGTCCTCATAATAGATCATGTATGTCTTCTTCAATTTTCTGTTGGAGTAGACCTTGTACAGCAGGATTCTGATTTCATCTCCAAACTCGACATAATGTCTTCCATTATCCCATCCGACCTTTGCTTCTATGATCCGGAGTACGCTCGTATCTTCATCTACCGGCTGGATGAGATAGCAGCTCTTCCATTTCTGTTCGATATGGTCTGTTCTTGTCTTTGCCTGCACTAGTTTTCCACAGGAAGGACAGAATACCATGTCATTGTGCCGGATCTTCTTTTCTCCGTCCTGCCGCTTGATTTCTTCCGGCCAGCTGGATTCTCCGCAGTTTGTGCAGACAAATTCTTTCGTTTCCCTGTTCCGGAACATGTAATCCTCTCCTGCTGCCTGTTCAAAGAACCATTCTCTCAGATTCTTCGGACGACCTGGAACTTTTCTCATTAGGTTCATGAGTTTCATTTTCCGGTTTGTTTCACATCTTTCCCTAATCTCGCTGTTATAGCTATGTTCCAATCCGTTGATTCTCTCCCACGGGCTGTTGTTCCACGCTCTGTGTCTAATCAATTCTTTGATCCTGTTTGCGTCTTTCCCCTGCAATTTCGGATAATCGTCATATGTTCTCCATTCCCAGTCTCGCCAGTCCTCGTTCAGTGCATTCAGGATACCGCCTTTTCTCCAACCATGCTGCTCTTTCCAGTACTCATGTTCCCCTGTCTCATAGTTGATACAGTACCGCACCAGCAGTTCCTTCGCCTGATAGATATTTAGGATCAGGATTTCCCCCAACTCCTGCAGCGTGGCTGTAAGTCCTTTTCCTTCCGGTTTCTTTGGTTTGATCCGTTCAATCGCTTTTCGTTTCATTTCTGCACCTCCACCCATTCTCTTTCTTCTGTCATGGAATAGATCTGATGCGCTTTCGCTTGTATTCCGTCAACATTCCTCACGCCTGCTGCCACTGGCTTGCCTTTCTCGTCCTCTACGATCAGTCCGATCACGGTTCCGTATTCGCCTTTCACTTCCGGATGTTTTCCCCTTGCGATCGCTATCTTTGTCTCTCCGATCGCTTTTGACCTCTCTTTTTCTGCGTATGCACCTCTTTCTCTTTTCTCCCATTCCCTCTTTGGATGTATGATCATATATTCCATTGCCGCCATTGCAATCTCCATAAGTGTCAGCTCTCTTATTAATGTCAGCTCTGTAGATACGACCATTGAACATCCGTCTTCTTCGTCTATACTCCCGCCAGCTTCGCACAGGAAGAATTTGTTCTTTCCATCGATCGGATACCACTGCAGGCAATCCAGGATATACTCCGCCGCATGGAATCCAGTTGATCTTGTTTTGCTTTTCTCTTCTTTGTAGGTCTTCCCTTTCTCGTACTGGAATGTCCCTTTTCCGTGTTTTGCCTGAATTTTTTTATTGAACCCTTTGTATACTCTCATTTCTTCTCACCCAGGTAATATTCCCTCACGATTTCTTTGATCTGTGCCTTTCCCGGTATGCTTATATACAACGGTGGTGTCAGTCCTGCTACCTTTGTGATTCTGTCGTCCAACCGTGCTTTGGTATTAAATGCCGTCTTCAAGACCAAAGCCATGCAGTCTTTCAATGACTTTCCTTTTCTTCTGACTGCAAGAGCCATCCCTTCATTTTCCATGCATGATTGTTTGATAGAATCCGTCCAGTCTTTCAGTGCTCCTTCCAGTTTCAGGTCCTTCGCTTCCAGTTCCAGTTTTCCAATTGCGGCCAAACATGGAGTGGTCAACTCCTCGATTGCACCGGTGCAATAGTCCTCTGCGTCTTCCGGATCCAGTCCGTTCTCCTCTGCGATTGTCTTGATCGCTTCTAAATCTCCCTCTTCTAACTGCGCTTTGGCCGCACGGTTAATCTCCTCGTAAGAATCAAATTCTCCAAATTTATCAAACATCTTTATACCTCTTTTCCTTGTAAGTACGCTTGTAGCGTCTCCTTATACTCACTGTCTTTTTCATACACAATTTCTATTTCGTGTTCTGTGCTCTCTTCCAAGAACATTTTCCACAGATCTTGATTCTGTATGCCTTTTCCATCTGATTTCTTCCACTCTGCTCGTCTCCACTTTTCCGGATTATCTGCCAGTATCATGTTCTTGATGTACGTGTTCCTCGTGTAGAACACAACTCTACATGGTTCTTTAAGCTTTTGCAGTGCATAGATCATTGCCAGAAGCACGCTGCGGTTATAAGTTGTTCCTTCCTCTTCTCCTTTGAGGAATCGGTCTTCAATATCTCCGTTTCTCCTTGTAAATGTTAAGGCTGCAACATATCCTCCTCTCTTTGGTGCTGCCGGTCCTGTGATCGTAGTTTCTATGTATATCTTCACTGTCTTCATGTCTTCAAATCCTCCTGTTCAACCGGATCAATGTATATCTCCGGTATTTGAATCCTGTAGCCGGATTGATTCCTTCATAGCTCTTGGCAATGTAATATCCATTCTTCTGTTTGATTTCTTTCGGCCATCTTGCCAGTTTTTTCTTCTTTGGTGGTTTCAGTGGCATGTTCCGCGAAGTACTGTAACTGGATTCACTGAGCCTTGGCTTGTCCCTCTTTCCATCCTCCCTCTTTTCTCCCACCTTCTCATTTTTGGTGATGTAGGATGCAAGCTGTGAGAAATCCTCTTCGTAGTATTTGCTTTTCTCTAACTTCTCTGCATAGATTCCACCGTGTGGCCAACATTCCTCTACCCAGCGGATCGTATCCCGGCATCCGGTGATGACCATGTGGATGTGCCATGCTCCCTTGGTTCCCTTCTCAATGTTCCGGATCCAGCGCAATTCGATCTGTTCTTTCTTGTATCTTGTTCTTAGCTTACTTATCAGATTCGTGAAATCCTTCTTCGCTTTCGCCATGTCCGGAGGTCTTGCCTCGACTCTGTACGTCAATGTCAGGAAATAGTCCCCCTTTCCAAAGTACTCCAACAATCTGTGTCTGGCTGTCTCCGCCTTATTCATGGCGTTCACTACTGCCATCTGCTCCGGTGTCGGCTTTCTCTTCTTTTCTCTTGGCAGTCCCCTTGCTCCATACCTGCCATCATGGTATTCCTTCACCTCCAGGATGTCTCCCTTCCGGAAGGTGTGTGTTACTCTCTTTGTCGCCATCATGTACCTCTATCTTTAATATCTTAATCGAGTATTAAAATGGGGCAGAACCCCCGTTTTTCTTGACTTCCTGCCCCATAGATGTTAAGATAATAATGTCTTTAATATCTGCGAGACAAAAGTCTTGCATTCAACACTTCCGTTACCTCCGGAAGTGTTATTTTTTTATCTGTTTTTCCAGCGTCCTTGCAATCGAATTCAGCGCGTAGAAGCTTGCTGATACAGCCAGTCCGATCAGGACGCGCTCCAGCGTTGACCCTGGCACTTTGACTGATATGGAATATGTAATTGCTGCTCCGGAAGCATAGAAGAGTCCAACAAGCATTCCTATCCCTGTAATAAATCTTGTTCGCCAAAGACTCATTCTAATATGATGTAATCTCCTTTGTTCTTCTTCCTGGCGTACTCGTCCGCTTCTTCCCATGTCCCAGAGCAGCAGCCCAGTTCCTGTGTTTTCGTCCATCTGATAATCCATATGTGGTCTTTCTCCTTTCTTCCTTTTTGTATGATGTGCACGGATAACATCGACTGCGTTCCATACAACTGTTTCTATGCTGACAGTAGCAACAATCCTCCATGCTTGTCCTTCTTTCCACCGCCTAAGCGGTTTTATCCTTTCTTGATCTCAGATGTTCGTTTATGATAGTTGATACATCATTGATCACTTTTTCATGCTCTTTTTCGCTTTTCCCCAGATAAGCAGAATCATCGAATTTGTATGTGCATCCGCTTTCTGTCTTTTTGATCTCTACGATCACCCGCATCACCTCCTAGAAAAGTTTATGTGTTACGGTTTGTACTTGTTGCTATTTTTTTCTCATCTCTAATCATCCTCATAGGTTCTTGGAATAAAGTCCTGTGTAAGTGCGTAAAACTCGCTGATGTATGTTCCTTCATCCGTGATGTTCAGGTCAACAGCGACATTGTGGTCATTCATCAGCATGATGCTTGTTGCACCCTCTTTTTCGATATCTCCGCATCCGACTCCAACAACCTTAAATCCTTTCAGCAGACTTAATTCTTCTGGATATCCGCTGTATCTCTTGTGATTAATACTTCTCTTCATTGTTTTCGCCTCCCTGATCTTATCCAACCTTTTTCTCTGAATTGTTTTTCTCCTGTTCCTCTTTCTTACTGCTCATTGCCGCTGCAGTTGCGATCGTTCCTTCGAGGTATCCTCTTTCTCTTTCGCTCATTGCTGGTAACTTATCGGCAAGTGTCTTGATAATCTGTTTTTCTTTCTCTGACATTTCTTACTCCTTTCTGTGTCTGCTGTTTTGTTGGTATATGTCAATTATATGTTGGTTGATTGCTTTTGTCAATCTCTTTTTTGCTATTATCCAACATTTTGCAATTTACCAACATTTTTTATTGCATTTTTTCCTGCCATGTTGTATAATCAATATCAAGAAAAGAGGTGAGAAAATGTATAAACGCCTAAAAAAAATAAGAAAAGAACTAGATATGACTCAGCAAGAATTCGCTGATGGTATTGGAATCGCAAGAGGTAACATTAGTGCTTATGAAGTTGGAAAAAATGCTCCAAGTGATGCAGTTATTTCTCTTATATGTACAAAATATAATGTCAACGAAAATTGGCTCCGTACTGGAGAGGGTGATATGTTTGTGAAACTGTCCTACTCTGATGAAATCGCACAGTTTGTCGGACAGCTCATGACTGAGGAAGATGATTCTTTTAAAAAGAGACTTGTTTCCGGATTGGCGGCTCTTGACGAAACTGGATGGAAAGTATTGGAAGACTTTTTGGATTCTATACAAATAAAAAAGGACTGATTTATTTCAGTCCTAAGATTCCGCGAATGAAAAAATATACATTTTTTAATCGTGTGTCGTCCAATTCGTCAAGCATTTTTATTATGAGTTTTTTATAATTCATTATGGATCCCTCCGTTCCCAGCAAGAACACTCTTCGAAATTCCTTGATTTCATCATACGACATTTGTATTTAGAAATCAATGGTTTTATCGAACATTTGTTCTTGCATAGAGATGGGGTGCTTATTATATTAAATGAAATCAGGAGAATTTGTTTTATGAAACACAAAGAACGACTTTCTGTTCTGTATGATCTCCTTTTCAGCGTACTTGCAATCGTAGCTGTCTACTTTGCAATCTATGACATGACAACTGGATGTTCTGCAATTCAGCGCGACATTGACTTTGCGATCAACACAATATTTATTGCAGACTATGCGTTACGATTGCTGATTGCTAAAAATAAAAAAGAGTTTTTTCGGAATAACATACTGGATCTGATTGCAATTATTCCGTTCAACTCTTTGTTCAAAGTTTTCAGGGTATTCAAAGTATTCAAGATGCTAAAACTCTTGAAGCTAGCAAAAGCGTCCGCACGATTTGCAAGGCTCTACAAACATATAAAGTTCTTCTTTGACTTGAATGGATTTAAGTATATGGTCGGAGCAACGCTGATCTGTATTGCAATCGGTGGAATATCCATCCATTATGCGGAAGGAATGAGCTTTTCAGATGGCTTTTGGTGGAGTTTTGTTACAGCGACAACTGTTGGATATGGAGATATCTCACCATCAACAATTCCAGGAAGAATCATAGCAACTGTTCTGATGCTTGTTGGAATCGGTCTGATTGGTTCTCTGACTAGCACAATCACAGCAGTTTTCTTTCAAAAGACAACTGACAAAGAAAAATCTACCGCAAAAGATATTCTGATCAGCTCGATACAGAGCCAGCTGAACAACTTTGATGAACTGTCAGGCGATGATATTCAGGCGATCTGCAAAACTCTGCAGTGCCTACATGAAGGAAAAGGTGATAACGATGAAAGTAGGAATGAGAACGCCGAGCTTGAAGAAAAGCGTTAAGGCTCAGACAACTGGAAAAGTAAAAAGAGCTGTTAAGAAATCCGTGTCTCCTGGATACGGACAGAAAGGTGTCGGATGGATAAAGGATCCGAAGAAGGCAGCATACAATAAAGTCTATAACAAGACAACCTTTGGAGTCGGTGATGTATATCGTGGGATCGGTGGAAATGGATCGCGTTCATCTTCCAACAGTTCTTTCAGTGGATCTGCCGCAGAAATCCCTGAGGTACGGATTCCATCTAAGCTTGAGAAAGTGCTGACATCAAGTGAGAAGAAAAAATACATTTCGCTTGTTCAAACTGGATGTGTACTTGATCAAGACAGAGATTCAATCATAAAAGCAAATGGAAAACGCACAAAAATTTCTACATTCTCATTGTGCCGTGTAATCGCCATGATCATGTCAGTTGTCTTACTGGCTTTCGGACTTGCCGGACTCTCAACGTCTGTCGGAATCGGTGCTTTCTTTATTATATTCGGAGCTCTGTTCTTCTTGATGGCCAGAAGTTTCAAGACAACGATAACACTACACAAAAAGATATTCCAGATGAAAGATGATGGCTTTATATCTTAAATAAAAACCGCTCCTGCGCCAACAGGAACGGTCAACTGGGGAAGCACACGCCAATGTGCTTTAGTAACTCCGAAGAGATACTGTCTTGCCAAAGAATATTGTATCATCTTCGGTTCAGTCGCACAATCAGAACTTACGTTCTGTGTATGGCTGTTATTTTTGTACTTTTTTACATAATATATACGGAGGTGATATCATGTCGTATTGTATTTATTTAAGGAAATCAAGAAAGGATCTTGAAGCCGAGCAGCATGGTGAAGGGGAAACTCTTACCAGACACGAACGTGCACTTCTCTCTCTTGCTAAGAAAAACAACCTTATTATCAGCAATATTTATCGAGAAGTTGTGTCCGGAGAAACTATAGCTGCGCGTCCTGTTATGCAGCAGTTACTTCACGAAGTAGAACAAAACCTGTGGGACGGTGTGCTCGTTATGGAAGTAGAACGTCTTGCTCGTGGTGATACAATAGATCAGGGAGTTGTACAGAGAGCATTTCAGTATTCCAACACACTAATCATCACGCCTTCCAAAACCTATGATCCTGCCAATGAATTCGATGAAGAGTATTTTGAGTTTGGATTATTCATGAGTCGTCGTGAATATAAGACGATCAAGCGCAGGATGCAGAATGGACGTTATGCCGCTATCTCTGAGGGAAAGTGGCCATATAACTCCGCACCATACGGTTTCCGGAGAATGAAACTTGAAAAAGAGAAGGGATGGACTCTTGCTTTCGACGAAAACGAGGCTCCTGTTGTGCGACTTATCTTTTCTATGTTTACCGGTCCGGAACGTGTTGGTATCCGGTCGATCACTCGTACTTTAAATAGTTACGGTACAAAGCCACGTAATTCCAAACTTTGGAGCGAGAGCACCGTCCGTGGAATCCTCTCTAATGTTGTGTACGATCAATGCGTTAAGATCGGCGAACGAAAAGTGGTCAGAACGGTTGAAAATGGTGTTCTCACAACCGCACGTCCGAGAACCAGTGACTATACCATCGTTCCCGGTCGGCATCCGCGCTTAATCGATCACGATGTATTTGCAGAAGCTCAGAGTTATCTTGGTTGTGGATCACCAAAACCTGCCGGTTCTAACATTATTAAAAATCCGCTTGCAGGAATCATTGTCTGTAGTGAGTGCAAAAAGAAAATGATTCGCCGGCCGCCTTCCGGAACTGCAAGTCGTGTTCCTTATGATCTGATGTTGTGCAGTACATATGATTGTCCTACCATTGGCAGCCCTTTGGATCTTGTTGAACGAGAAGTTTATAATGCACTTTCTGACTGGGTTGAAGGATATCGTCTGAGTGGTCAGATGCCAAGCAAGAGTCTTATTCCGGAAAAAGAAGTTCTTTTGGAATCAGCTCAACAGACACTCGATCAACTTCTACGGCAAAAGGGAACCATGTATGATCTGCTTGAACAAGGTGTCTACTCGACAGAAGTCTTTCTTGAGCGATCTGACAGTTTACAAAACCGAATTTCTGAAGCTGAATCAAACGTTGCCCAGCTGAAACTCGAACTTGACAAGGAACGCCAAAGAGAAGCCAATATAGAACAGTTCCTGCCGGCTTGTGAAGATCTGCTTTCCTGTTATTGGGATTTATCTATTCCGGAACGCAACAGATTGTTGAAATTACTCATAGAATCTATAGAATACAAGAAATTAACAAAAAATAAGCGCGGTCATCTGAATGAGCCTAACTTTGAGTTGACCATAAAGCCCAGAATTCCGCGCAAATAAAGGGTTTTTCGTTATTTCCAAAAGAAACGGGATTATTCTTTATCCCAATTCTTTTGGAAATGAATTACATAATAATATGAAGAAACTCGTTTTTTCTTCTATCAAAATACTATATAAAATAGATGATACAATATTCAATCCCCCGGAGTCATTTACTCCGGGGGATCTATCCGAAACCATAATGATCGCTTCGGCCAGTTATGCTTTTCCCTGAACAAGTTAAGTATAGCACGGTATGGTTCATTTTTCAATTATTCAACCCAAGCCTGGAACTTGTCAATGAATCTCTTCTTATCTCCGGCAAATCCGTCCATGCCACTTGCTTTCAGTGTATCGACCTGATCTGCGTAGAAGTTCTTGTTATTCCGGACAGAAACTCTATAGTGAACCATCTGGTACTCATATCCTTCCGGTGTAATGTAGTACAGTTCAACTGCGAGAATCTCTGAACCGTCTCCGAGGATTCCATTCTTCTTGTCGTTTAGATCATAGCTGTTGCCGAATGTCAGATATGGAAGCCATCCGTTAGCCTGTGTATAGACACGCGCCCGGATACTTCCCTTGCTTACCTTGATGGCAAGCCACTTGATTGGAACATCATCACCTTTGCCAGCCCAGTCCGCTTTGTTTGTTACTGCCGGCCACCACTTATCTGTGAAAGCCTGATATGTGATATCGACCTGTCCTAAATCTTTCTTTTCAGCTGGTGCTGGCTTGACAGAAGGTGTGACAGGCTGAACGCTTCCTCCAAACTCAATATAGCAATGGTTGACATCAACTCTTCCACTAACTCCATCTACCTGTCCATCAGAAGAATACTGCCAAATCGCATACTGACCATTGTAAGTATCCTCCGGAAGATTCTTGTATCTTGCCATCCACTCAACATATTTTCCACGTACATTGCCGAGATAGTTGTTGAACCAACTCAGTGACGCGTAGATTCCCGGAGTATATCCAGCTGCTTTAAGTCCTTCGCAGACAATCTCACAGCATTTAGGTGCGTATCCCTGTGTGCCTGGTTCCTCAACATCAATGAAGATAGGTAACTGGAAGGTATGACCTTTAATCAGTCTTAAAATGTGAGCAAGCTCGCTCTGTGCCTGTCTGTCACAAGTTGCGTAGCTGTACAGATAGACTCCTACCGGGATTCCAAGTCTTTCGCACTCTGCAAGGTTGCGGATCCACTGTTTATCATCCTGTGATGCGATATCGTCTCCGTAACCACATCTAAGAATAGCTCCGGCACAACCTGACGCCTTGACTCTTTCCCAGTTGATAACTCCATTATGATAAGATACGTCAATAATCAGATTACTCATACCATCCACCTTCTTTCAGTTCTGCTTTCTTCTGCTCAATCTCCGCTGCGTGTTCCTCTGCAAATTTCTCCATAGTTTCCAGTGAAGTCCCTTCGTTATCAGAGATTTCCTTTGCTGAAAGTCCGTAGGCGAAACTCTTAATAATTTCTTTTACCGTCTGTTCTGTCATAATATTCTCCTTTCTTGCACTGGTGCAATTCTACTTTTTCTTATATGCGTTTCTGTTCCACATCTCTGTCACTCTCTCCCAGCCACCAGTACTCACTAAATAGACGATGAATGCAGCAATGAATGATGCAAAAATGTAATACCACTCAATTACTATCTGATAATAAGTACACAAGACGATTACTGCTACTGGTGTCAGGATCAGAGATGTAATCAGTGCCACAACATTCGTCTGTACCTTCTTCAGTGCCGGCATCTCCTTGATTGTCTGCACGATCACGCTGACCAAGAAAGCCAGCACTCCGATTCCTGCCAAAATGTAACTCATGTACTGCATTAATGTTTCAATGTTCATGTTCAATTCCCTCCAAATCACTAATTCTATGGTTTGCTACTCTGATCTGTTCCTCCTGAACAGAAAGTCTCTTTTCAATACTGTATGTTCGCTCAACTACATTGTTGTGCTTATCTACTCTTTTTGTCAGCTCATCCAACTTGTATTCCATAAGAGCTCTTGTCTTTTCCTGCTGTCCGTGATTGTTCAGTAGACAAATCACTAGCGTTACGCCTGCTGAGATGCAGGCTGAAATAATTGTTTCCATAGCCATACTTCTTTCTTTAAAATTTATATTTTGGTCTCTCTTCTCCCCACAATAACCATCTGATCCAATCATCCAGGTACACCGCTACCGCTGAAAGGAGAAACCATAATACTGTAAACTGTGGACAAATCTGCCCTAATAAGTTTCCAGGCAAATTACTATAATCCCACACATTCCATCCTAATATGATATTCACAATAATCCCGGCAATCAGTTCCAATAACGTTATGATGATAGCTCCTGCTGCCATCTGCCAGCGCATTGCAAGATCTCTTCGTGTATACTCATTAATACATCCGATCAGATAAAACGCCATCCCTCCAACCAGAAACATGGACCAGTGACTTCGTCCTCTTGTGAAAAGTTCAATCAGCACATACAGAAAACCGCCAATTCCAAACAGAATCAGCGGTCTTAGCCATCTCATACAGACTGAGCCGCGATCATCGCTTTTAACGGCTCAGACTGATATTCTACAGGAATATCCATTCCATAAGTGACTTTTTCAACTTCTTCTTTGTCTTCCAGTGATCTAATGTAAATTCTCAAATCTCTGAAGTAAGTTACATGCCATGTAACGTGAGACATTGCCGTGGTCGTGATTCGTGCCATATCTGCATTACTGTAAAACTTACAGTGTTCTTCCTCATCTGATGTATGCCACGGAATATTTTCTTCTCCTGCTGCCACCTGTCCCTGTAATCCTACAAGGCTTGTCTGATCATGTTCAGTTAATGTGAAATGCTCTACACTTCCATCCGTAAGTGTTACGTTTACACCCTCAGCAATCACGCTCTGCTGTGCAGTGTTCATTTCACTGACCTTTTCTTCCTGCACTTCTTCCAGTGTTGGCACATACGGTTCTGGCTCTGGTTCAGGTTCTGGCTCTACATATACACTGCCATCATCGGACAAGATATATCCTTCCCCCTGTTCTCTGTAAAGAGTTGTAAAGTTATCGTATTTTCCATATACATTTCCTTCATCTGTCACAAGATGAAAACCGGACAGATTCTTTTCTGTATTCTCAATCAATACATGATGTGGATCCTGCACTGTTACATTTCCGATAACCGGATCTTTCTGATCTAAAAAAAGAATGTTCATATTTCTCCCTTCTGTGGAGTTCTTAATTAAATGGCAAATTAGAAGAAAAGGTGTATAGCATATC